CTGCTGACGCTATTGAAGTGCAACTGGCACATGCCAACGGCGGATCTGTGCGCGGTATTTACAACCATGCGCAGTATCTCGATAAGCGCAGAGAAATGATGCAGTGGTGGGCGGACTGGCTTGATGAAAAGGTGGCGTAATGCCACCTCAATATCACACAGGACTATCATCCTTCCTCAAGTCGTTAATCGCGTGCGTAGCCAAACTCAATACATCAACATGTCGAAGCATGATCTGCCCCATATACTGTTTTTATATACAGTAGTTGCACTTTAAAGGCAGATCAATAGCTGCTACGGAAAGGTAGACGGATTTGTTGGGATCGTGTCGCCATAGTACTTCCCGCCTGAACTGAATCGCCTGTTAAAGATATCCTGTTCAGACGCCATGGCCTCTGCCATGGTCATACCTGCTGCAGTGAGATCGATAAAATGCCATCTGTAAAGGACGTATGAACGACACAAATTGTTCAGTAGCATACCGAAACCGCTAGGTGACCCCCAAACCATATGGTCGTAGTAGGCAGTTGCGGCAGCCATATCTGTGCCTGTTTTTGCTGACGCTTGAGATTTCAGGGCAGGATTACCCGTCAACCCTCCATCCAGACTGGCAATCAGCAACTTGTTATTAGATGGAGCTGAGTTATGCGACATCAAAACTTCTACAGGGTTCTGGCTCGTCGATGACGGCTTATCTCGAGTAATACGATGATGCACGAACACGGCGAACTGGTGGTCGTTCTGATGCGCCACAATGTACGGCAGAATGCCGGGACAACGGAAGCGGGCCAGGTGGCCAGATACCTGATTGACCTGAGAGACTATGCCATGAATACCAAGCTTTGGTGTTCTCTCAAACTTAACTTCAGTGCTACCAAGTGTGTTTGAATACTTAAAGGCCAAATCAGCCTGCGATACGCCAGTTAAAGTGGCGGCTGGAATCGCGGCTAAATTTGGCGTTGTCGATATATCAGTACCTGTCGCTGATAAATTAAAATTTTCATCTACTTCATAAGCATCTAGCAGCCCAAGAGACCCATCAGTTAACCCAGGGTACGGATAAAAAATGGGCATTCTTGAATCTGTAAAATTAGCTCCATATAAAGGATTGGCGCGGCCCATATTTTACTCCTCAAAAGAAAAAGTTATTGTTAAGCATTCCTGCAAGACCTTCGCTGGATGATATTGTGGAAAAACCTGATCCACCATTCGCAAGCGCAAGACCACCTGTGTTACTAAGGTGTGTCCGGTCTATTGATTTTTCAGACCATACACCGCCATTATTGTAAATAATGTTTCCAACTGTTCCGCCACCTATCCTGATGTAGTAATCCATAGAACTACCACCAGTTGGTAATACTGTGTCACTCCATGTACCTTTGTATACCAGGTCGTTTGTTGTGAACCCTGTAAATGACCCGCCATTGAAAAATGACCAGGGTAGAACGCCATAAGTAACAGCAACTTGTTTTTCGGTCATGCCCGGGAAAGTAGGATCAATTGCGTCAGTAGCAGCAGAAAGCATATTTTGGTATACGTTAAAGAAACGTCCTGGGAATATTCTTCTGTACCATTCTCCAAGCTCGTAAAGAACACCCGTTTTGGCGTACTGGTCCTCATGCTGCTGCACAACAATTCTTGAACCGTTCCATGTCTCTGTCCTTTGCCCCATAATTGTCAGGAATATATATCTGGCATCCCTGGCCCCAACCAATGCAGCCATTTCAATAGAATCCTGCCTGATTTGTGCAGCATTTAAATCAGTTGTCGGCTGGTTATTTTGTCCGTGCCAAAAGCAGATGACCTGTCCGGCATAATTATCCCCGTTAACAAGAATTTCCTGCTTTAACATACCGAGGACCTGATCGGAAGTAGAGCCGCCATAGGAGCGGACCTCCCCGGGCACGCTCACCTCTGAAAGGATTTGGTTGCCGGAATTTCCACTGCCGAACATCGAGTCGCCGATAAGCAGCAGTTTGCTGGCCAGCGATTTGCGTATTGTCGTCATCACCTGAGCTTTCAGCCTTACACCGACAGGGCCAGAGCTCTTATCAGAACGCCGAATTTCCCACTCGTCAGAGTTTTGACTACAACGTAGGCTGATAGAGCTGCCTGCAGCAACAGTAACGGATGCCTGACCTGCTATGCGAATCCACGCGGAGCCATCCCAGAGAGCGTAATCTCCGGCAGAAAAACTATTTCCTGAAATGGTACCCGCTGCGGATGCCTGATAAACCGAATTACGCAGTGGACTAGCAGGATAACCAGAGGAAGGCGCAAACTCTCCCGCGTAAACCAGTGCATCACTGGCTGATGACAGCAATACCCATCGTGGAGTCATGGATGCGCCACCGGCAGTTTGCAGTCCTGTATAGAGCAATTTGTCCCCTGCCTGCAGCGCCATGCCGTTGAACGTCCCAGCAGCAGTCACCTCATACCAGCTGTCTGCGATTTTAATCACACCGGTGCCCGGCCCACGCTGGATGACGAACTCTGTACCATTCCAGACAAGATTGTCGCCGCAGTACAGGCTCTGACTGCCCCAGGTGCCCGGTAGTGTCTCGGAGAGGTTTCCGTTTGTGTTATAGGCCTCGTAGCTGTAGTAATCACCGACAGCAAACGTCCCTGTCGGCGTGGTAACTGCGGTGGTGAGAAACCGCCCTTTTTTCGTCAGCGATGGCACCGCGCCTGGCGTAAACACGCCCGCCCGCGCTTTCCCTGTGAACAGCAGCCCGCTGGCCTGCCGGTATTCAATCGCGGTGCCGGTCGCATTAATTCCGAATGCGGCCTTACACACATGCGACGGCAGCGGAGACCAGGCAGAGCCGTCGCATGCATTGGTCCGCACCGCGATTTCGGAGAGCGTTGAGCGCGTTGCATCCGGGCGGGCATCTACAACATCCTGTGGGTGTGCAATAATTTTATTCTGTACATCTTCAGTCAGCGTTGAGAAGCCGACGATGTCATCACCCAACAGAAGACGAGAAATAAATACATCGCCATCTGTCGTCACATAGCTGGACATCCGCTTTGTCACCGGATCATAGTCGACGCTGACATAACCAGTATCAGTGTCAAGGTCCAGTGGAATGACCTGCTGAACTTCTGTGGAAAGTTGTGAGTTCCCGACGCTATTCTCAGGGACCTGTAACAAGGGAATGAAGACCTGTCCATCCGTTGTGGTATATGAAGACATACGTCTGGTTACCGGATCGTAGTTGATTTCTGAAAACCCAGTATCAGGGTCCAGTTCCTGAGATAAAATACTTTGAACATCCAGCGAAAGTTTTTCTGAGCTTACTGAGCCATTTTGAATATTATTTCCGGCGACTGCATTTTCAGATAATTGCAGCAAAGGGATAAAAACACGACCATCACGCATAGTGAACTTAGACATGCGCATGGAAACTGGGTCATATTCAACATCAACAATATCGATACCATCATCCAGCTCAGTTGAGATTAATCCCCTTGACGCAAGATCATCGATATACCCCTTGGAAATCATTACCCGGCCAGTGGCAGATAATATCCCTGAATTATTGATAACTTCTATTGCAAGATATTTGTAATCGGAGTCTCGGTAATAAGCATTTGACCCAACAGGAATATTGCCAGCGTCTGCATCAGCCTGCGCAGCCTCCAGCGTGGGGAATTCGCGGATCGTTCCTGTTATAGCTGCTGTGCCAGGCTGAGAAGCCTGTAACACAGCTACGCCATCCTGGTTCTCGTAGGTTTTGAATGCTGCTGTCGCTTCCGGCCCTTCCGCTACGCGGAATGACTGACCGTTTGTAGTGGCAGCGAGGCCTGCAATTGTACCGTCCGGATCGCTCGGTGTTTTATAGAACGTGAACTTATTCAGTGCATATTCAGAGGCATCATTCTTGTACTCTTCGGCCTGTGCTGCTGAACCTGCGGCTGCCGTTGCCGATTCGGATGAGGCAACGGCTGAAACAGATGAATTTTGCTCAGCAGTTTCCGCTGCGGCCTTCGCCGCTTCAGCTGCAGTAGCAGCATTTTTAGCTTCCTGAGTGGTGGCGCTAATATCCTGATAGCCCTGTTGAACCTCGATCAGGTACTGCTTTGCCTCTGCGGCACTCACAGCAGCTTCTGCCGCGAACTGTGCCGTTTGCTGTGTGTCGGTAGTCGCCATAATTTTTCCTGTTATTACCACTCGATATGCACAATGCCATCGGCGCCATCGCCGGATGGGTAAGCTATTCCGCTGAAATCAATATCGTAAGCACCACCACCGCCGGAGCCTGCTGCTTTCCCTTTCACGCCGCCGGTTGCGCCGCTTCGTCCGCCACCACCCCAGAACGAAGCCCCGCCAGAACCGGTAAGCATGTTGGTCGCAGCCTGGCCGTCCTGACCGGTACCACCCTGAATGTTGATATCGCCACCTGATGCAAGACCGCCATCGCCACCGGCACTGTTCACGATACTGGCCTTGTTGGCTTTTTTGCCGCCGCGGCCGAATATGATCCCCCCCAAAGAAGAGTCACCACCGTCATTGCCGGACACGGCACCTAAAACCGATGCACCGCCTTTGCCGACGACAACGGATAAGGTCTCTCCCGGAACAACATCCAGCCAGCCTATTGCTGTGCCGCCAGCCCCGCCCCCGCCCCCGCTATAGGACTCACTTGAGGAGGACGCCTGACAACCGCTTCCTGATCCACCTGAGCCCGTCACGGTGTAACGAATGCGCGTTACCCCTGCAGGCACGACGAACGAATACGTCCCGTTGACTGTGTAAGCGATGTTTCCATGAGGCTTTGAAAGGGAGGTTACGTTGGTTCCGTCAGAGTGGACTTGAGTAACCGTGCCTGGCTTGCTGACAACCGTTGCGCCCGCCGCTCTGGTGCTTAACTGAACGTAGTAAGCGCTGCCGGTGCAGTTATTTTCGATGGTCCAGTCTTTCACCCAGGGCGGAAGATAAAGGACCCGGTTGCCAGTTAGCGCACCGGTGAGAATTAGCCGCGGGTTAGCAGCCTGCAGATCGGTGGCGTTAACGTTAGCCGTCGATATTGAAATGCTGGCCGCTCCACATCCCCATGAAGGTATCCAGCCAGATGCTGTGGCATCGGTTTTTTCCGGCGCGGTGTTATTGGAGTCAATGGTGTTGAGCCACGACACCGAGTAATCGCTGGAAGGGATCACCGCACCTTTCGGATAGCCTGAAATGGCAGTTCTGAAATCTGCGTTAAAGGGGTACCCCATCCCGGCTGCGGACCATTGCAGGCGCGTGTAAACGTCATTAAATATGCCGTTAAAGTCCTGCCCCTTCGGCGGTTTACCGCCGGCAGAGAGTGCGATACGGGTCAGCGGCGGGAAACCGGAGTCCATCGCCGCCAGGCCATCAGCCAGCGTTTCAGAGGTGGAATTGACCGGGATCGTGTTTTTATCGCCGCTCACAGAAAAGACAACCGTCAGACGTGACGGTATGGCTGAATTATTCAATTCAGACCTCCTGAACGATGTTAACTTTTACCCCGGGAGGGGACGGAAGCGCGCCGGAGCTTTGCACTATGGCCAGCTCCGAATCGGAAAGCTGGAACTCGAATACGTAGCTCATGACATGGTTGCCATCGTCACGCACGTAAGCCCGCCCGCTGGTGCCGAACATGTACATCAGCATGCGGTTCATGACCGGCACAGTGCAATCGCTGATGTTCGCCATCGCTTTGCACATGATCAGCTTGCGGTATGCATCATTGGTCAGGACGACAGTATTCGTGTCCTGTACGCCGGTATAGAAAGGTGCCTGGTTAAAGGGTTGCGGGTCGGTGAGTTCTGCCGGGGTACTGGTCGCTTCGCCAAACCCCAGAAACTGCTGGGATGGCGTCACAGTCAGCAAGCGCTCTACATCAACGATTTTACCCCAGCACATCAGCCCGTAATCACCACAGGTCTCGATGTTGAATACGAGGTCATAGAACGTGTCTATCCAGTCCTCTGGCGCTACAGAAGCGTTAAATGTGTCAATCAGTGACCGCAGGCTGGTTGAGTTCACGTACTGCGCGTAGATCGTCCAGTCGACATTATTCACTTACCGCCTCCGTTATGATGTTTGTCGCATCGAGGGTCGGTTCCTGATCTATCCCCATAGTCAGCGCACTAGACCAGGTGGTTCCGTCCAGAGAGATCTGGACAGAAAGAACGTTCATGTTCTGTGCATCGAGCGCCTGAATGGGTCCGATATAGCGGCTGCCATAAATTCGCGCGCCGGCACGCGCCCGGGTACCTCCATCTGCGCCGGTAAAGGCATTCAGGACGACCGTTCTGATCTGCGCGTTGATATCTGACGGAAGGCCATCATTTTCCTCATATTCCACCTTGATATGAACACTCACCGCGTCCAGCGTTTTCCACCTGTAGGTGTACTCCGGATAAGGGGCGTCATAATTTTCGGTATCCTGCACGGTCCCGGTGGTGTCACCGTTCATAACGGTGCCAGGGGGAAGTTTTTTATTGATGGCCGCTGCAATGTCTGCCACTGCCCCGCCATAAACCCCGATATAAATCGAGCTGGCAAGCAGCGTGTAATTCGTGGAACCTTTTTCGACAGAAGCCGGCTCTTTGTTGTCGATCACATAAACATCAAGCACCCCATCGACTTCCAGGACAGCAGCCCGCACAGCCGCTGCCGTGTTGAAGGCGTTACGTGCCACTGACTGGCGACGGCGATACTCAAATGCAGATCGCCCTTCAACATTCGAACCCGGCACACCCGCGGTCTCGTTGGTGATACTCGACCAGCCACTTACCGCGACATAGATGTTTGTCAGCGTACCGATGGGGCAAGCTATCGGCCCGGTAGTCAGGTTCTGGAACTCAATTTTTACCGTCCCGTCTGCACCAATCGTTCCGGCCGCCAGGGACACGTACATATAACCGTTATCGTCGGTTGCATAGGACTGTGCCGGGATCACCGTCCCCGGTACGCCGGAGCATGTGGCCGTTACAACCGTACCCGCAGCAGCAATGCGATCGAGGAAGTAAATCCTGCCGATGCCATCCTGAAATCTGCCGGAGGAAAAGTCCGGGTTCATGTTGTTGACGATAGCCAGAAGCTGATCGTTCTTGTCTGCGATGATTGCAGTATCAGTGACAGCCAGTTGCCCCTGTGGCGTCTTGAGGTTCGTGCTCATCGCCGTCCCGAATGCAGAACCAATATCTGCTATACGCCCGGCAAGAATGTCTCCCTCATCTGGAACATCAAGGCCAGTGGTGGAAAAGGTCACGGCCGGTACCGCCGTAGAGATTGTCGTCATTTTTTCCTCACAGGGTGACGCTGGAATCCAGGCCGTTGGTATCCACGATCGCAATAACGCCGGTAGTGCGGCGCGTATCGCGGTTGTTAATCAGCGTCGGCTCAGCGCGCGCGATATAGCTCATCCGCAACGCTTCAACCTGAAGCGCGGCCGCCATGGCGCCGGTGCTGGCCTTAACGTTCAGCAGCTCTTTGTAATTAACGCCGGTGTCTTTTTCGTAAATGCATTCGCCGCGTATAGCCAGGCATGCCGTCGCTACGTCCTGAGCGCAGGCGTAGGGGTTTTCAACCGTGGCGATATTACCCAGCTCATCAAGGACAAGATCCCAGGTGTCGGGATCGAGTTTGAGAGAGATTGTTTTCATGGATTTCGCCCATAAAAAAACCCAGCCGAAGCTGGGTTTGTTAAGTTGTCAATTGTCAGTAGCGATGCAGTGAAGGCGGCAACTCTTTGTTCTTAAGTCTTACCCATGCGGAAAGATTCGTTGGTCCGTCTGGCTCATTGATATCAACATCTCGTGTGTGGTTGATTAAAACGTCTCTCGCCATTCCGATAACATACGAAAACTCATGACCGTAGTCGTAGCATCTTCCGGAATAGTTCGATTGAATTTGTTTTAATGCCGGATACAGTTCGCGGAATAATGCCTGTGATCGGTTAGCATAATCCCACAACCATACAAGGCTGTTTGCTTCTTTTGCAGAAAGCTCGTTGGTGCTCTTCTCTTGTTTGCCAATGAACTCACCTTCAAGTGGAACTCGAGCTGCAAGTGACAGTGCTTCGGTAAACTGCTCCTCACTGATTTCTTTGTACGAACAGCCAAAATGAGATTTCAGTGACGACCACATAGTGATCATCGCCTTCGCCTGTTTTTCTTTTGGCAGAGACTGACCGCGACTCATGACGAGTTGTTTAATAGCTTCCTGCTGTTCAGTGGTGATTTTACCCGGCAACACCTTTTTAGCTTTGCGCGGGTTAACCACATGGCCTTTAGTCCAGTACTCGTAGAGCACATCGTCACACTCTTCCTGATACTGGATTACCTTGTCGCGGATTTCAGGGCGGACTTTGTTTGGTTGAATGCTTGAAAGCCAAGCCGCAAATTTACGAAAGGCAAGACATGTCATTAACTGTTTACCGCCAGCAGAAGGTATTTCGATTTCCGAAATACCTTTGGCAAACCTCTGTTTTAACTTAACAAATTGAGCAGCCCAAACCATCCCCATACCTTCAACAACAGGCTTCATAGGAACATAAGGCTCATTGTTAATTCCAACCAAAAAGAGATTTGTTCCGTGGAATGGAACATTGATTGTGCGATCTGCAATTGCTAAACTAGTTATATCAGTTTTCTCGTGGTTAACTGGTAATTTAGAAGCCTCAATGGTTGCAGCCATTGAGGCTTCGCTGTTTTTAGCGACCATTCGCCACCTCTTCCCTAACACCTTTTGCCAGCAAACGAACAATTGCAGAGTTCAGAGATATACAATCCATTTCCGCCAGGCGGCGAAGGTCTTCATTCAGCCGTGATGGAAGGCGAAGGTTGAGTTTGATATTTTTGCGCTCAGTGAAAAGTGTATCTTGCATTATCTAATCTCCTTTATTTGGTGCCAAAGTGACACCATGAAGGCCATGATGCCACCATTGAAATCGTATGGCAATATGGCACCATGATTTTTTTTGAGAGATTTGCAATGGCCGAAAAACAAGTAAAAGACTACGACAAGTTCAACCTCCGTTTTCCTGACGGAATGCGAGATGCTATAGCTGAACGAGCCAAACGAAACGGGCGCTCTATGAACTCAGAGATTGTTCAGATACTGGAAGATGCCTTGAATGCAGAAAATACACTCGGGGAAATAGCAGATAAAATTAACAGCGTCTCGGTTCCGCTAAATGTTGATGCGCTAGTTCAACTTCAAGCCCAGGTTATCGCCATGCAAAAAGAAATACAGGAAAAGTTCAGAGAGCAGAACGAAAAGTTGAGAGAACTGCTAAACAAAAAACCCACCTGACGGTGGGTTTTGGCTAGTACATCGACTTGATCTGCGTGGTACCGTCCGGAACGCCGTACTTGCTCATTTTCCAACAGGCCTCAGCAACCTGGATTATTTGGTATCTCATTTCAGGGCCAATTCCTTCTGTTAAGCTAATGTGCTGTTTCATAAACTCAAGGGTCACGCCTTCCCTTTGGGCTGCCCCCGCCACCCGGCACATATGCCTTACCCCGGCGTCAGAATCAGCCTGCTGGTATGGGTATCGGGCCATTAGAGAATAGTAGACATTATTTAAAGTGTAAGACGCAGCATCAATCTCACGCTTGGCCATACACTCCTTACTAGCCTGACACTCAGCTTCTTTCTGTGCTGCAAATGCTTCGTTTTCTTTTCTTTCTTTTTCTCTTTTTTTATCCATCATGGAATCGAAGACATTGGCATATTTATTGTAGTAGCAGACGTTATCTTTAAGGCATTCGCTTGTGTTTTGCTCAGGAAGGTTTAATCCAGTAACGTTTTTATATATCTCTCTTAGATCGTCTACAGACTGAGTACCACCTGAATTTGTTTTGAATTTTTGCTTATCAAAGCCATGCTCCTTTTGGTATTGGATAGCCTCAGTAGGAGATAAAGCACAGCTTGATAATAAAAATACCAAGGGGATAAAATATATTTTACTTACCATTTCACGGCTCCAGGGGTTCAGTTCGGCTTCCTCCTGATACTACCCCACCATGAGTATGCCCATCAACGATAGAACCGTCGACAAGCTCAAGCTGCCCGTTTGGATGGACTTTCAGGCCGTTGATGTTAACCACTCCAGGGCTCTGTATGTTTATTCCGCTTCCTGTAAACTCAGCGAACTCCGTGGGTTCATCGTTCAAACTAGCGATAGCAGTGATGTAAACAGCATCCGAGTATGAATGGCGCCGCTGAGTTGGCGGTGGTCCACTTTGCCTTGACGCTCTGACATTGGTTGTGTCTTTGTCACAGGCGATTACCAGTCCAATATCGCCAATGCGGGGAGTCATTTTTACAGCGCTGTTCCCAGCCTGATACCGAATGAAGGGGATGTCATATACCTCCTGACATTTAATCTCCCCCCCGGAAACGTTCGCGCCGCTCACAAGAGGTAGCACAGTCATAACGCCATCACCAACATCTTTAACCAGAACAATATCTGCAAAAACATTGCCCTTTGATGCCGTGGCTATAAGGGACAAGATCGCGTTACCCTGACAGGAGATATCAGAAGCTTTTTGGTTAGTTGCCATTGCTTTCCCCTCCGATGACAGATGCCGGAGATGCCACAACAAACGTCTCCCAAAGCCCACCAGGCACTTTACAGGACAGATAGTGGGTAGTCCCCGCCTGCACCACCCACTCGCCGCTAGCGTGTGGCAAGTCTGTTTTCAGGATGATCTTCGTATTCAATTTTAGCGCCGGTGAATAAATGCACCTAAAGTTAATCCCCATCTCATAAAATATTGGATACCCAATAAGTCCATGCTCTGGCGAAATTAACGGAACAACTGAATCCGACGGTGTTTTGCCTGTATAAATTGTGACAGTGCCAAAATCTATATCAACAGATATGTCATGCGCTGCCGCAATTTTTAATATTTGGATTATTGCGTTGTCATCGAAATACGGATTCCGATGCGTCGCTTTGACGTCGACATTGATGAATTTCAGGCCAACTTTAAAGGCAAGAGCACGAATCATATCAGCAACATCAGCATCGCCGCGAATGGACGTAGGCTCGCAGGGGATCAGGCGCTCCCTGCCGGCGGCCGCCGCGGTTATCTCAATCGGTGCGTCCGGCATCTGGTTCAGGTTAATCCTGGCAGATGTTATTGACCCGGAAAAAACACGGGTGTCGCCGGCGTAAACGACAATTGAGTTCTGTGCATACGCGATTATCTTTTGCGCGTTGGTCGTCAACTTTGACATGTTTTCCAGGGAAAGTCCCCAGAGGCTAAGTTCAAGAATCGTTCCGGTAGCGCCGCCAAATGCTGATATAGCCGCCTCACACTTGAAACCTTTAACCGTCAAGGTGTCGCCAATGTCGCCGTCAAACGTACCGTTGGCCAGCGTGAACGATACGGTAAGCTCTCTCTCCTTGTAACTCATCTGCCGACCTCACTGCTCGTCGCATAATACAGCTTGAATCTGGTGCCGATTTCGTCGTAATAGGGATCGGCTGTACCTTTTGAATCAACGAAAACCAGATCGCCACTGAACCCCAGATATTTATACCGAACCAGGTAAACGCAGTTCAGGCAGAGAACACCCTGAAATATCGGCTTGTCATCGACATACAGATCGGCGTAAAACCCGGTTGAACGCTGATGTAACTTGATCGCGCAGTTCTGGCCGTCAAGCGTGACATAGACCTTTTGGGATAGTGACGGTGATAAGCTAATTTCCTGCATGTCACATCACCTTTTCCAGAAAGTCGGAGACGGTGCTTTTTATCTGCTTAGAAACTGCAGTTGAAGAGCTGTCCCACGACTTAGAGACCGACTCGGCTGCCGAGTTAACGTTAGACACAATCGCCGCCCCAGTCGTCTGGAGAGCGTCTGATAAGGTTGTATCTGCACTTGACCAGGCATTCTTAACATCGCTCAATGTCACCTCTTTCGTCGCCCCGGTGATCACCTGCGTTGATGCTGCGGCGCCATTGTTGGTTTTCGCATTGCTGGTCGGCGGCCCTTCAATAACAGCATTTGAAAGCATGACTTCCCCGCCGTCCATGATCTCCTCGAAAGTGCAGTTAGCCATCAACAACGTCTGCCCGCGATACGAACCCACAAAGTAATCGAAGTGGGTCAGATCGTAGCTGTAATACACCGTGTCCGGCGTCTCGATGTTGTAGGTGCTGGCCGTGTTTTTCATCTCATCCAGTTTCTGAATGAAATTATTCCTGCTCAGCAGAGAGAAGTTGGTCAGGTTAGGCAGTGACCCGGAAAAAGCCGTCCACCCCTCAAGGGCAAAAATGATCCTGAGTTCAGACGGCTGTTTCACTTTGTTGTAGGACGTGTACCGGCCCTTTTCTACCGGCCCCTTAGTCACTGCCGCATCACCGTAGCGATCAACGCTAACCCAGCCGGAAGGAGAGAAAACCTCCTGCCCGGCTGCAGCCGTCAAAAGCGACTCGTCAACGGTGTTATAGGTGATCCGGTAAGTTGGCGACAGGGCGCTGTTAAGGACGGATAACAGGCTTCCTCCCTGAATGGCGGATAGCACTGTCGAGACATTCAGAGAAAACGACATGAGTTATTGTCCTGAGTAGCCAGCCAAAAGCATGACACGGTTGTCGCCGTGCTTTTTGATGTCGCTGGTAAGCTGTTCCACGTTCTGGGCCTGGGTGGTGATTTTGGTGCCATAAAAGTTATAAACACCGCCAGCCTGACCCGGCATCGCGCGGTCTACGGCCATCCCGGCCCCGGGGCGCATTCCGGCCATGACTTTAGGGACGTAATTTCGAGTTTCCGACGGCAGGTTATCCATGCCTTTCTTCTGGACGTTTCCGAGCCCCCAGTTATAGGAAGCAAGAGTTTTTTCCAGATCTCCGCCAGTGGCATCCATTAACCATCTTAGATATTTCGCTGCTGCCTCTGCAGACTTGTGGGGATCGTAAACATCACGACCTTTGAGCCCCATATCCTTTGCCGTGCCAGGCATGAACTGGAACAGGCCTTTGGCTCCGGCCTTCGACTCCGCAAACGGATCACCACCTGATTCAGTAGCAGCTACCGAAGACAGCAGCCCGGCAGGTAGGTCATATTTACCCTCCAGCGCACCGAACTCACCCGCCATTGCCTGCAAGAATGATTTTCCTTTAATACCCAATTTTGCTGCTTTGGCATTTAATGGGATGTTAGGCTGGTATTGGCCTACATCCAATTTCATTGCCGTAGACAAATCCATTTGGGTATCCATCATTGCCTGCTGGTAGGCATTAGGAACAGTCCTCTGTGAGCCATTAGGAACAGCGCCGGAGTCAATTTGCCGCTGCCTTTCCTCTGCGTCTTTCTTGTTAAGGAAAAACTCTCCATTAGAGGTCCAGAAAATACCGTGATTTTGCATCCACTCCTTATTTTCCTTGCTCACTATCTTCGACAGGAGCCCGTCAATTATTGGATAGAGCGCAGTTATGGCAAAAATGAGACCACCCGGACCACTTAGCGCAAACGCAATCCCTCTAAACCATGATGCAACCTTTAAAGCAAGCAACGCGACAATAACATTCTTCCACCCTCCCACTGCGTCGGCTGCATCATTGGCTGCAGCCGCCACGTCTTTGATGGCGCCGAAAAACGCATCAATACCGGCTTTCATCTCTTTAGGGTGAGATTTCATCCAGTCAGATAAGTCACGAAGTACGCCATTGAACTCGCGCACATACGGGATCAGGAAGGTATAAAACTGGTTTTTTGTGGTATCAAGGTTCTGGTTTAATTCAGCCCATGCGGCTGTAAATTCCTTTGCGCCTTTGGTTGAGGCGTCTGTAATGCCGGAGCTTTTAGTCAGGCGATCAACGTCAGGCAGGAATTGCCCTTCCTGGTTGCGCTGGTTGATAGCATCATCAATACCTACCAACTGAAGAATCTGACGGCGGATATCTGGATCGGTAACCTTCCTTGCCGAATCCAGTATTTTCCTGAACGTGGTTTGTGCTGAGTCGTCCCTGATATTGAAAGAATCATGGGTCAGTGAATTAAGCCGGATTGCAGCTTCCTGCACTGGCGTATCGTACACCCCGACCTTAGCCAGTTGCTTTGCGTTCTGAAACCCCTGCAATGCTGCACTTATTTTCTCGACAGAACTACCGGCCGCCTCTGCCGCCTTGCCCACGCCGTCAAGCTCTTTGGCTGTCATCCCCAAAGATTTAGCCTGAATGGACAACTCCATTAGCCCTGAGGTAGTGCTTTTCACAAAGCTCATCAGGCCGCCGGCAGTGACGGTAACGCCAGTCAGTGCCAGCAATTCCGTCTTTATGCTGCCGAAGAATGCTGCTGCCTTTTTCCCCTGCTCCGCCATTTCCTTGGCAGTTTTTTTGGCATCTTCGCGCTGCTTTTTCAGGTCATCACTGACTTCCTGCTGGCCTTTGCGGAACTGAGAAGTATCAAGGCCCAGCGTAATCAGGAGGGCGTCAATTACCGTTGCTGCCATGATCACTCTCCGCTATGGCTCTGTTGGTGTTATCCACGGTCATTATTTCAATCAGCCACCACATATCCTGGACGCTGTATACGGTGTCCAGTTCGTGGAGTGTCGCCATTTTCCCGGAGATCACCGCGGCGATGGTGCGCGGTACATTCGCATACTGTATGAAGCCGCGATCTGAATCTTCCGGGACGGATAAGGGGATTTCTAACTTGCGGTGGCTGCTACAAAAGCGATATGGAGTTTGAAGGCTTCGATTTTCAGACGCGACCAGGTGCTGACTTCTTCGATCTGACCTTCGTCAACAAGCGCTGTTTCGATACCGTTACCGCCGAGGAATTTCACGCAGCCAAGCAACTCATCAAGCAGGGGCTTTGACTGTTCGAACGGAACTTTAGCCAGTGAAGTGATACCCCACTGCGCGAGACCGGCCATGCCGCTGGCCATCACGCTTTCATACAGCTCGCGAGCTTCTGCGTTATCCTCGTCTGGGGCCGGAGCCACCGCAGCACTGATGGCCATCATCATATTTTCGGGAACGGTAACGCCGGCGCCAATTACGGCGCACGCCAGGCGGATCGCCCACTCTTCGGCCTTTCTTGCCGGCATTTCGGTGATTTTGAACTGCTTACCCTTGTCACGGTTATCTGCTTCAACCGTGAATACGATGCTTTTACGAGCCATTTTTGTTTCCTGAATGAGTTATCTGGCAATAAAAAACCCCGCCGGAGCGAGGTCTATAACATGGAAGTTGGTTAGTTTAGGAGGCCTGATTTAACTTCTGTATTTGAATTATTAAATAAGTAATTATCTACAATATCGCCCTTAAACACGATTATAAGCTGCTTCATGTTGGTAGTAGCGCCGTTATCAAATAGTCCATAGATGGGAATAAATGCTTTCCCGCTGATCTGTGTGTTTGTGAAAACATAGTGCCACTGTTCTTTCCCATCACTGGAGATTGATACCCCAGTTGGATCTCCATATGCAGCCTTAACTTCTTGCTTCGTCGTCTTTCCTTTGATTATTTTACTCTGAACGCCAATCTGCGTTTCTTGCTCAATCGACTTATTGCCGCCAGAAGCACAACCGGCAAGTACAACCGCTATTGCTGCAACCAATAGAACCTTTTTCATATCCCTATCCCCGTTGGTTTGTTTTCGACAGATTAGCAGGGATGCGGGGGAGGATAAAAGCCCACCGTGGTGGGCTCATTTCTTCTTCTCTTCACGTTTGCGTCGTCGTTCTTCCCGCAACTCCTCTCGGCGCAAGTCGTCAAATACCTTCATGATCGCTTTCATCATCATGAAATTGACGAAATGGTGATTAACGCAGCCGTGAATGCGTAACTGCTCGGTGAACTCTTCAGCAGAACGCAGCGCCTCCATCATGTTCTTCTCGCCAGTCATGAACTCTGAGAAGTCGCGCCCCGCTCTGGAGGCACACTCAACGATTCGGTTATTCATGGTCACGCCGCCGCATACAGCAGTTTAATCTGACCCTTAACGGGAAACGCGGCCATGCAACGGGCCTCGAAGTCCTTCTGGTCAATGCTGCAATTCGCGATATTGGTAACGGCGATCAATTGCTGCTCGACCTTATCCAGCGCATCAGGCTTGAGGTGCTGGTGAATCTTCTCTCTGCTGTCGCCCGCTGCTTGTTTTGCTGCCTGATAGACATAATCGGGAAGTGCGACACCGTACACCCATCGAGCGGTGATCTGACCGAACAGCGCCGGGCAACCACCGACATGACCAAAGTAAGGAAGGCCGGACATTTTCGACAGCGCCTGGTAGAACGGGTCTTTAAATCGTTTTTCCCAAGAGGTGGGTTGCTGACAGACCATCAGGCCGACAATTTGATCTTCAGTGAGTTGGAAGTTTTTACTCAGTAGCAGATTTTTAATGTGTCGGTCACAGGCTCGGGCGAATTTTACTGACAACCAGCGGGCGAACTCCACCGCCAACTCCGGATGAAGCCAGGTCCCGCCGTTTCGCCCTTTCTCCACTCTGACTAAAAGGGGAGAAAAATCCTCTTTTACGCCGGAGCCAGCAATTCCAAGCTCCTCAGCTAATTCGGCGATATAAATTTTTGTCGCCTCAGTCTTTAGCCAGTCTTTTGGTAGCTTGCCGTGATGCTTTGCGGCAACCGTGGCATTGAACCAGCAGTCAGCAGTAAAAGGAAATGAACGGTCATCGTAATTCATGGGGATGATATTAGACATCTCGGTAATTACCTTTTAGTGATGAACCTTGTCACACAGGAATCCGGCCCACAGAAAGGCACCGATAGCCAAACCGGTATCCTCAAGGGTCATCCTGAAAGGTTCTGTGTTGTGATGTGCGCGTGTGAAGCGCGGGGTATTGCGGGTATAAAAAAGCCCGGACTTAGCCGGGCTGATTTTTTTTATGCTGAGTAGTCTGCCGGGGTGACAGTTTCCCACTGGATGAGTCCAGTTACCGGCTGAAGAACACGGCCGGCAGACGGCATGCGGCGTGCGCGCTGCAGGATACCGTTAGTCATGATGTACTTTTTACCCAGCGACGGCAGGATCACAGTCCCATTGACACGCAGCACAGACCGCGTGGTCATCTGCGTGGTTTGCCAGTTGTCGATGTACTTAATCGACGGGGATGATGCCGCCAGATGGAAAGTCCACGGCAGATCACCATAAACAAAACCACCCAGCAGTTTACCGTCAGCAGTACGCTGGTACTCTGCCATGTCGGTATCACCCATTTCGAAGATGTTTTGTGCTTCGAACTGTTCCAGGTTAAACCCTGACGGGTAGAGCTCAGCGATTACCAGCTCAATGATGGCGTCAGCCGCCGTAATATTTTGACCGGCCATTACTGCACCTCCGTGCTGTTAACGGTGATACCCTGGATGATCCCGCCGTCGGTGTACCAGAAGTAAACCGTTGGCTTGGTACGCGCGGCGCGCATTGCCGGGGTGAACGGGCCGATGTAGACGTAATACCCTTCAGCCATAAGCGAATCCGTAACATCGACGCCAGCGATGGCGTTAATCTGGTCGATCTGCGACTGGTCAAGATCGGTGCCCGCCGTCATGCCACCCCACGCCCTGAATTGCTCAATGGTCGGCTTCATGCACGACTCAATGCGAGCTTTTCCGGCTGCTGCGTAGGGCAGATTGCTCGCCTGCTGGAACAGCGCAACGAGAGCCGCCTGCAACTGAGCATTTACCCATACCTGACCAGCCCATGCGTCAAGCCAGGCATAATCACCGGTAATAGAGCCGGGCGCCCACTGGTTGGTTTCGACGGCATTCGAGGCATAGTTGCCGTAGAAGTTATAACCGTTGGCCTTGGCCGCCTCGTAATCAGTATCGTTACTGATCATCGGCAACAGGCCGGACACCTGACGACCATTCAGCGAACAGCGCCCATTGGCCTGCGTGAAGTTCAGCGCGGCCACAAACCCCATCGCGTTTGCTGCGTGGTTCGGGTAACCATACACCGGGCAGGTATCGTTATAGGCGTAGGTGTTGATGATGTCGTACACCAGTGCATTCGAGCTGCCCGCCACGATTGCCGTTCCTGATGCGTCCCATGGGACATAGGCAAAGCGGTGGTTCTGGCTGTTTGTCCAGAGCGCAAACGCATTAGCCTGGTCTTTGGTGACAGCGAACGTCGTGGAGAATGTTACCCAGTCCTGCTCTTTGGCCAGAATGGCAGTAAAGATATCGTCAACCACTGCCGGCGCCGCACCCTGAGAGATCACCGCGCCGGTCGCTTCGGTCAGTTTCAGACCCGTAGCAAGCGTACCTTCATCGGCAAAGGTAATGGTGCTATCCACGCCCGTGGTGGCAGAGGTGATGATGAATTTCTTCAGCACGCTATCCCAGGTCACTACAACCGAGGAGCCAATGCCGGTTTCAATCAGCTCTGCCGCGTTATCAAAACTGGTGGCGCCGCTGAGGTTGATAGCCGCAGAAGTCTCCTCCGTGCCGTCAACTGTCAGAGTCAACGTACCAGAAAGCAACTTGAGCTGTGCCAGCGTGGTCGCTGCGTGCGATCCGGAACGAAGGAATGCCGCCACTGCTGCGGTATTGAATCGGCTAAAATACAGCTTGCCAGGCATCTGTGTTTTACCGGTGAATGCGGCGAAATACAGCACCGCGGCGGTGTACTCAATCGACGCGCTGCCGAAGTACGCCTTTACCTCATCCGCACTGGAAAATGAGGGTACTGCACCAACCGGCGCGTATGCGCTGTCGGTCAGGAACAGGCCATTGAGATCAATAGCTGTCCCTGTCGCCTTCAGTACGCCGGGAAGCATCTGGGCGATTTTTGATAGCGAAATTGCCATTTATTATTTCTCCGGAGGAAATCTGACGTCGACTGGCTGCGATATCACATCTGCGCCTGTCATAAACTGCTGAGGAACGCTGACGACAATCAGCGGGTTTGCGTGGAATTCAAGCGTCCAGCGGGATTCCCACTGCTTCTCGCCGTTGATCATCGATGTTTGCCGCGGGGGGCCGGAATAAAGCGGCACCAGGACATTCGCGTTTTCCCTGAACCAGGTACATGCGAATTCTGAGCGGGCGATGCGCGAAAAGATGGTGGCATTGTTTTGTGCCTGATCTCCGTAGAAATCGAGCTGACATTGCCATTCATCAACGCGGCGAAGTTCTGCCCGCCCGTAATCGCTAACGCCGTCATACTCGTAATTGACAGCACTGGTTGAGAGGTCCGTCAGAAAAAGCGGCGTCATAGTAATGAAACCGCCTTTCGGCATGGGGGTCTGATTTTGCTGAGTCTGCGTGATCTCTGCATCAGGGAAGAGGGCAGAAAGGAAATCGCCAGTCGCCTTAAACAGATCGCTTTCAGTGACCTGCAGGCCTACGTCAATTGTTGACATGCGATAACCCTCGTCCAGTCCGGCCAGATTTCAGGCACATCCACAACCAGCCACGTTTCATTGCCGATAACGAACTTATCGCCGCCCTGCTGCCGCTCCCTGTTAATCCCGCACCAGTTGCCATCCGTCCAGATACTGACCAGCACACCCTGGATATTCATGTTATCCATGTGCCTGATATCAGCCTGACTCAGCGCCTGCTTTTGCACCATCATCGTTACCGGCGGCGCGAAGCCCGGAGAAGTCGAGTAATCCGGGTTTTTGATTGGTCCGATCGAGCGGTAAATCTGCGCCTCGACGCGAGGATTAACCGCGCTAATGGCGCTTCGCACTATGGAATGAAGATTCACTCTTTCACCTCGTAGTCGACCGAGTTCAGCATGTGGGCCGAGTCTATTAACGGGTCATTAAACCCTTTTTTGTCGACCGTGCTTTTTGCGTTCGGCGGCTCAGAAAAGGCGATGATTGACGACTGAATCTGCCCCTTGATCCGCTCCCCCATCAGCGCCAGGCTTTTGCGGGCGTCAAAATCGTTTGCCTTCATGAGTTTCCCGAGCTCTCCGCCCCACTCCGGACCATGTTCAGAAATGGTCTTCCTGAAGTACGGCCGGGATGGGATCGTAACGATATGCTCGGGTATCATTACTGACTGCGCGAAATTGGCCTTTGATGGCTTTGCGAAGCGCGAAACGCCGTCACGGCGAACGTAAAAGTTCAAATCCCGGGTATGCGCCGGGATTTTTACAGTGCCGCCAAATTCGTTGGTGGCTGCCACAAGTGCTACCGGCGTCCCGTCTGGGTACTTAGCCCCCTCAAGGAAACCCACCTTCAAATCATCGCCAGAGGACAGACCCTTTGCGATAGACTGCAGGTGCTCCATAAGCTTATCGCCGCCTGACATTCCATCCATAGCTACCTCCGGATGAATAAGCGACGATTATAATGGCCCGGGTACATTGAAGGGGATGAGCCCGGGACATAAAAACCAGTCCTGTAAGGCTTTGTGGCCTCCCAGTAAGCTGACCCGTAAGTAGTCTGCTTATACCACCAGGAGTTTTCGCTTGAGGGCCCTGCGTCAGCTGATACTGACACTGACCCCTCCGATGCGCTTGCCACACGGCCAACCAGACCAGAAGCCTTTTCGCCGTTTACGCCTGAATTCAGCGCCGCAATGTGCGCAACCAGCATGTTCAGGAAAAGAGCCCGGATAGAGATATCTTTTACCGGGCTGCTGTCCGTGTTATTCAGATAAATCGTTGCCTCCGTGAAGTACGCATTAAGTAGCGTATTACTTACGGCATCGAACTCCGGATAACGCTCACGAAATGCGGCAACATCAAAGACAACGATCGCCATTATTTTTTGTCCGCCTTCTCAACGCCCGGGGCCGGGTTGTTCTGATCCAGACCTTCCAAACCGGTTTTCTCCGAAGCGTTTTCATTCGCTTTCGCCTGGGCGCTGCTGGTTTTCGCTTGGGCAAACACCAGCTCTTTGCGAACATAGGGCTGATCAGCATGTACGGCCAGCCACGCCTCAAAGGCTTCCTTGTCCACGTTTTCGGTCAGGCCGTAGCCGCCGACAACGATAGAGGAGTTGGAGCCGTTAAGCTCCACTTTGTACTCGCCCTGCTCCAGGATCAGGCCGTTCGGCAGTTTGCATCCTACAGTTACTGTTTCGGCCATGTTACACCCCGATCATGCTGGCGATGCCCAGCGGTTGACGAATGATTGCACCCCAGGTGCCACCGGATTTTTTCTGCCGCCAGGAAGACTCTTCTACCACGACAGCGTGCGCGCGCATCTTCTCGGTGAATGCTGCGTAAGCGGTGTCCTGCTCACCCAGACGCTCAACAATCAGTTGCACCAGCTCGCCTGAGGCGGTGCTGTATTCAACAGCGGTTTCGATACGCATGTTCGGGAAGTTTTTCTTCAGCTGATCGGTGACGTTCACGTTGTACTGGTTCGTCTTGGTCAGGTTGACTTCCATTTCCGGCGACATGCCGAGCACCATGCGATCGGTACGCTCTACGAGGCCTTTGGTCTGAGATACCAGCTGCTTATAGAGGCGACCGGAAATGTCGTCATATACAGCCTGCCCGTCTTTCGTTGCCCAGGTAACGCCACCGCCGGAACCAGTCGCCGCCGGAGTAACCGAAGCGCTCAGAGACGGATCGTTGAGCAGACCGTAGTTTTCCAGCCCGGCGATGCCGTAGAAGTAGGACTTGTTCTGGAACTTGTTCAGCACAAGCGCAGAGGCCACGTTGAGTTCGGCGGCATAGCCGATACGCCCGGCGCCATACATGTCCAGCTCGCGCTCACCCCAGCGGGTGTGAGTCTGATAATGGAACGACTGGCGCGGTACCCAGTTGACGTTGGCAGACGTCATGCCGTTGTTGTTGAAGTCGCCGTAAGCGCTGGTTTCACCAGTCGACTCGACGATCGGGAACTGCGAGGTCAGCGTGGTCCAGTCGCCTTTTTTCACTTCACCGATAATCTCTGCGGCCTTCATCGGCGTTACGAGAACGCGGATAAGTTCCGGATCGACGTAGTTAGTGAAGTAGGCCGGGATGCCGGCGTTATTCGCAGTGACCATTTGCGGCTGGGCATCCATCGCCAGCGCGAAATTCTCCGCAAACTTCGGCTTCAGGTAGTCCTTCGCGCCGGGCAGCACAATGCCATATTTCCCGCTGGCTGCGGCGTAGTGTCGCTGAAATTCGTTCATTACTTGCTCCAGGTGCTGATTTTGACCAGCTCGCCAGCGTCACAATCGCTTGCGGCATAGAATGCGGTCTCGATAAAACCGGCCACGGTCGCGCCGGCTGCGGCGACTTGCACCTCACCGGTGGTCAGGGATGCAAAAACCTTCTGCCCGCGGGTGGCAGCGGTTGACGTTTTGGCCCAGAAGTCACCGGCAACCATCAGGGTGATTTCGCGTCCGGGCTGGATAAGCATGGATGCCTGGCCCAGCCAGATGGTGATCGAGGCCTGACCGTCACGATGGACAAAGCCAGACGGAACACCGCTACCGGCATTGGAAGCCACACCGTCAACGTCCCAGGCGAAGCGGCCGACAGTCAGGCCGTCCTCGCCAGCAACCAGAGCGCCCTCGCCGGCCTGATAGGTCGCGTGAGGGTTGGTGCCAGCAAAGGCCCCTTCGACGCCGGGGGCCGGATACTGGTTAATTCGTGTCTGAAAACCTGCCATGTTAACCTCGTTTCAGTTTGCCAGCGGTCGGGAATGCTTTTTCGAACTCACTGACGGAAGCGGAATCCTGCGCAATGACAGGGCGTGAATTTTCTTTCTGGCTGATCGCCATTTTGACCATCGCCGGATAAGCGGACGGGTGAACGCCGGAGATATCCACGCCGCTCTGTTCAAGCGCGGTGCGATAGACATCTTCAGCTGAGTCCATGGCAACGACGTCGCCGATCAGCGGGCGGACAACCTGCTCGGCTTCACGGATTTTCCGGAAGTTTTCCGCAGCCTTTTTAGTTGCGCTGTCGGCTGCCAGACGAATCGCAGAGTCCATCGCCGTTTTGGAGACTTTGTCGTCTTCTTCATCGTCTTCATCTTCGGCGGTTTTCTTCTTGTCCTTGTCTTCCTCGTCGTCCTCATCATCCGCCGTTTTTTTCTTGTCCTTCTCGTCGTCGTCTTCGTCGTCGGCGGTTTTGTTTTCTTTTTCGTCTTCCTTTTCGGCCTCATCAAGAGCCAGAAGAGCTTTGCGGACTTCTGCCTCCAGATCTGCATCCTGCGCCAGAAGTGGCTTAAGGGTGGCGCGGATCGCCGCTACCTTATGTTTACGCATGTGATTAAGCTCCGGTGGTAATGAATCTGCGACCAGTACATCTGGCCCTGCGCGGCCGTCAGGGACCAGCGCTTCGTGGTTTCCGAAAATGTCACGCATAACGCCGTCATAAGGCTCGCCGTCAGGGGTGACACCCGGGGTCATGTCTGCGACGTACTTGTACGATGCAGATAGCTCTCGCTGCTCTCCGCTCTCAATTCCAGCAATCGCGCTGTTATCCCAAATCGACATACCAACCGTGAGATACGTGCCGTCAAACTCCGCATTGGAGTGCGTCACGCCAACACGAAATTCATTGGGTGGGTCGGTGGGAAAATCGGGGATGTGCTTGCTGAGCACGGGGATGTTATTGAAGGTTTTGGCTGCTTTCCGGAGCTCGTCCGGGTGGCGCCAAAGCCGGTAAAGTTTGTTGGGTTCGAGCCCAAGCTCTTCGCTTCTTGGTATCTCTCGTCCGTAGTAGGCGTTGACGTTTGCCTTGCTGATATTCGTTCGTGAAATCTGAAGGCGGCCATTTGCGTCGATGGTGCGCACAGAGGCGCGATCGAAAGCTAAGCACTCTGTGGGGTTCATTGCTCAATCCTGTTTTGAAAGCCCTGGAATGACAGCCTCCCAGGTGCAACGACAATTTGGTAATTCGCCTGGCATGATGTGCTCGCCATCAATGAGCATCCCTTCCGAGAGATCGAACAGCTTGCCATTGGCTTTCACATGGGACTGGCGAGGCTTTTTACCTGCATGGGAGTGCTTCCATATTCCCTGGGTAATGCCGAGCGCCTGCTGTCGCGCAGACTGAACGACTGAGGTAGCCTTGTTGTTCTGATCTCGGGCAATGAACGCCGCACGGCGCCGGGTAATCCCGTATCGCTTCTGGAGTTCATCGGTGAGATAGGACAAGTCGCGCCCACGCGCTACCGACCGCATAACCAGCCCTTCCACCTCGGTGAAATACTTCTCGGGGATGGATCTGATAAGGCCGACGTTCTCGGCGATGGTCGCCTGAAGAGCGTTATTCATCTGCGAGGTCATCTTGAACTCGACAGTAAACCCCGCATCTTTGAAGGCTGTGGCCAGTGACGCATCCGCGTTTTTCATGGCGTCATTAGCGAATCTGTCGGCCAGCTTTTGCGCCATGTCATCAAACCGCCGCGTCCAGCGCTTAGCCAGTTTCTGCATGGCATTCCGCATCATCACTGCAGGCGATGCATCCATGGCGACAGCCGCGCCGCTGGCCCGATAGTTTGCCGACAGCCAGTAGACAACAGATGCCTGCATTTCCTGCACCTGCTTATCAAGCTGTCGGCGGTACCATGCTTCGACGCCAGCGTTAGGATGAACCGCCCTTATCGTCAGGGTCTGTTTCTTCCTCTTCGTCGTAGTCGTCTTCGATTTCGAGGTCATCATTCAGGTCCAGAGAGTGATAGGGAGAGTCCGGGTCACCGGCGATTTTTTCGCGGACTTCGTTGCCAGAGAGCACGCTGGCGGCCACATAGACAGCGTCCGTGTCAGCGTCTACTTTGCGAATTTCCGCCCGCTCTTTAGCGCTCATTTCGTACAGCGGCTCAAAGTCGAAGGTTATGCCATCGTCAATGTCGCCGAACTCAGAGAGCTGAATGATGTCCATCACGCGCTTCAGGTTGTCTTTAAAAACAGACTGCTGCAGGGCGTGAATGTAGTCGTAGAAAACGCGAATTTCGCCGTCAGACGTTGCGTTAAGGCCATTTGGAGTAATGCCCAGTAGTTTGACGAGCGGGATGCTCGAAACCGCTGACATGTGCTCCTGCGACTGTGCCTGCAGGGCATCCAGGCCGTTAAGCGGGGCGTTAACGAACTCAACCGTTTCTGGCTGGGTAGGGTTGTTGTCTTTTGCGAATGCGCCACGGTTATCACGGCATCGGTTGAAGACATCAAGCCTTGCCAGAAGACTATCTGCCCCACCGCCCTGCAGAATCGTGCTCATATTTGTTCCGATTACCGGAACTGAGAACGAGTGGATCATGTCGCTGACGCTGTCGCGGGTGCGAAGCCAGTTATTGACGTATGGCTCGGCAATCTGCGAAAGAGACAGGCCGCGGAAGTTATACGATGCTTTCAGCAGATCAGGCACCTGCCGCGAGACGAAATCAATCATCCGGCTTGCATGTACGGTCCGGCCCATGACAAACCACTGAGTCGGCTTGTAGAAATCCGGGCTCAGCGGGTTGTCGGAGTTATAAATCCCCGGATAGGTCCAGATGGGCTCAATAACCCTGAACCCCTGCAGGCTGCCTTTCGTGATTTTCTTGTCGCTCATGAAGAGCTTCGATTGCAGCTCGTTGTCGTCCATCCATGCGGAGATTCCCCGCGGCGAACGAACGTCGATGTAAATCTGGCCACCGCCAAAGTAACCATCGTGTTCTGCGGCTTCTTTAAAGCGCTCGCGCACCTTAAACCGCTTCATGGCCTCTTCAAGTTTTCTTACCCGATCCGCCTTGTCTTCATCGCCGACAGTTTTGAGCTTTATCCATTTGCGGGTCATTTCCTCCGCGATGGTGCCGACCATCTTGCGATATTCAGGCTTCTGTGCCAGCGTGGCCAGATACGGGTATCCGGGGAAGCTATCAAAGTCGCCGTAGCCGTAGCCGCCATACGCAGCATTGAGAGCATCGTAAGGCGTGGAGTCCATTGCCAGAATGGCGCTTTTGATAGCCTCGGGGATCACCCCTTTCGGCGGCTCGTAGCGCTGAAACTCTCTTTTCGGTAATGCGCGGACTTCGGCCACGGCCTCTGGCCTGATCCCGACCTTCGGTGCTTCAGGTTCTTTTGCCGGCTCAGGCGCGGCGACTTCTTTCTTTTTAAACCACCACACTTAAATTCTCCTGAGTTGATTCGGGTCGATAACCATCGGCTGCGGGCCGGAAATCAGGTTGTCGTCGATTGCGTCCATCCAGGTATCGAGGATGTCGTCGTTATCGTGACTGTCATCAGCGGAGAAAGCCGCGCATTCCGTCATCGCCGTCAGCACCCACTCCGTTGAGCCTGCGATCGTGCCGTCCTCGTAGAAGATGCTGGAAAGCTTCTGTCCGTCTTCGGTGTGCGTCGCGGGGACAAACACTTTCCCGGTTTTGATTTGGGGGATGACGTTAAGGCAGCGAACGAGCTTGTTCTGTCCGGTTCCGCGCGGGATTTCCCTTACCGGGATGGCGAGTTGCCCTGGGGTCTGACTACGTTTTTTCAGCGTGGTGATGAGGCCCTGTCCGGCTTGCTTCTCTTCAATGGCCATGTGGCGGAGCGGCATAACCCGCATGGAGCCAGACAGGCGCCATTTTTCCCAAACCTCTTCCGCTTTCTTCAGGAGGTCTTCCGGGTCCCACCGGCCGCGAACGACGTCGATGATGTACAGATTCCCGTCCACGCCCATGCCAGCCAGCGTAAACACGGTGTAATCCAGCCAGTCCTCTACCTTCCCGCTGTTCGTATCGACATACACGGCACGGTGCGTAAGCTTCGGCAGCGTGGTGTACGTTCTGAACCAGCTGGTGTCGATAATCCCGCCAGTCAGCGCCATCGGGTTTTGCTGGTATTGCGACAGGAAGGTGTAGCGGTCCTTTTCCCACAGCTGCAGGAGGTCGTTAACGTCTTCCATCTGCGGCCAGTAGGACCAGTAGCGAACGCCACCAACGACCACAGAATCGGTATCTTTTACCGTTTCCCAGCAAAGCGAACGCCATGGCTCATCGAGCGACTGGATGTACTTCTCGTCGATCATGGCCGGTATGGCGACATGGTGAAACGGCACGCCCATTCCGCCGGCAAGCATGAAGCCCGTTGCGTCGTCGGTGTGCAGGCGCTGCTGGATGCTCACAAACGGAGTCGGGTGCTCTTTCGACTTATCGCCGCGGCGTGATCGAATGGTGTTTACCAGCAGCGTATTCGCGCTTTTGCGTCGGGACTCGCTGAGCATGTCCACCGGCTTGTTGTAGTCGTCCAGCATCACCATGCCGGAGAACTCAGGTCCGTAGTATCCACCACGACCACCGGTGATTTGCCCGTTGCTTGAGCGCGATACCGTCTGGCCTATAGAGCGCCCTCGCTCGTCCTTTATCTCCCACTCTTCTGCCTGGTTGACACCAAACGAGCAGGGCCAGAACTCCTGATATTCTCGGCTGGCGATAATGTCGCGGGTGCGCCGGCTGTTACGCTTTACCAGCGTGTCAGCAAAAGAGATATTCAGGTTGCGAAAGCGTTTAAGCCGCTTCTCCTGCACCAGGGCGTTGACATACGCCGGGAAGTGAATGGAGAAGAACTCAGTTTTCGTACCGCCTGGCGGGATGTTGATAATCAGGTTTCGCGGGACAAGGCGCCCGGCAAGCAGATCATCAATTTTCGAAGCCATCAGGCGGTGATGCCAGTTAACCAGCAGCCGATCGCCCTGAATCAGCTCGAACCATATCCGGGTGAAGTTCAGGAATGACTTCGTAGACTTTGAACGGATGATCACGCGCTCCGGGAATGACAGGTCATCCCATTCGATAATTCCGCTCATATCAGTCCAGCCCTTCTAACCTTCCCTCCAGCTTCTGCTGGGCCTTCGCATAGTCTTCAGCGGTGTACGTCACCTGATTCAGCGGGCCGCCGTCTTTACCGGTCAGCTCGACCTTTTGCTTGTTGCTGTAGGCGTCGCCAACCTCTTTTGCCGCCTGTTCCAGTAACTGAGCTGTCATGCCGAGGTTCTTCATACCTTCGGCAGTCGTCGACATTCGCTGCAGTACGCGCAGACGGTAGGCCTTGTTGGCGATAGGGATATCGGAAATTTCGTTGAGAAAACGGTCGCGGGTATGATTGAAGAGGTCTACCCACTTTTTAGCCAGACCCTTGCCGCTGACCTTCGTCGGATCGTGCGATTCAACTTGCTGAGGGGTGACTTTTATCCCGTAATCTTTTTGGATGGCGTCGACCACAATCGACAGCGTGTCATAGCACGCAAGCATTTGAACGATGGCGGCTTTAACTTCCGGTTTTAGTGCAGCCATGAATCACCATCCTTCCAAAGCATTCCAGAATTAAGCCAGTTTCAGCATGCACGTCCCGCAAGCTCTGGCAACATCGATATGAGCAACCTCCGCCGGCCTGTTCGCCGCATCCACCATTTCCTGCACGTCTTTGCTGGCGCCGTAACGCCGGACAACTCCGACGAATTCCTCGACGTCGTGGCCGCGAAGTTTGAGCACCGGCATACCGGTCTCTTTGTTGAATTTCGGCGCGCCATAGTCATCGGTAGCCTGGGCGATGTGGTAAAGCTCATGCTCTACCAGTGCGCAGAACTCCAGATCGTTGCATTGCTCGCAGTAGTCAGCAGCCAGGGTGATGATGAACTTCGGTATGCGTCCGAACCATTCATGCATCTGCTGCTCCATTCTGGCTTTCTGCCAGCCACCGGCGCGCATCATTACCTGCTCACACTGGCCCAGCACAATGCGGCCGCTTTTGGCGAATGAGCCAGAGGCCCACATGAACGCGACATCAGCATCGAGCAAGTGCGCATGGTCAGGGTTATGGATTTGGCCATCTTCGGAGAGGATGTTCTGATTTACCCATTCGCCGATTTCGGCAGCAGGGATCAGCCGGGTATAAGGCAGCCAGTTTTCGCCAGTGAAGTTGACGGGAGGGTATGGTCTGCGATTGTCATTTCCAGCCATACAGAATAATCCTCTGGGTTGCTTTGATGCCATTTCGGTAATTTCGACACCGCAGCACCCGTAAACTCACATAAAACTCTGTCAATGATACAAAAAGGCATCATTTGCAGAACTTTATAAAATTATTGAACGCCTCTTTCGGTACCTACCTTTGTCTGCCGGCATGGATGTGCTTGTCTCTTATAAGAGACAAAGACTGCTCAGAAGCTATTAAGACTCACTATTAGGAAGGGCTTGTCCAACGCGCAGCGGATTTAATAGTGGCGAGTATAGATACATCACCGCCTAAGAATTTAATGTTACCGGAGTAGGAACAGCCACGCGGAGGGATAATTTACACAATAGAACGCACCACACCATCAACTAACCAAGGAGGTTTTATGTCTCACATCGAAATTGTACAGCTGTTCGATTCATATGTTTTACTGGCGACAGACATCATTTTGCTCATCATCGCTTACTGTAAATTGATTGCCGTCCTTTCTCGACATTCCTAATCCCCGCCTTATCCAGATTGCACTGCCCCAGCGCAGAGTAAAGCTTCGCGTTTAACTCCAGACTAGCCTGCCACGTGAACGGAGCCTCCATTCCGGGGATCGGTGTGTCTGCAGTAAGGTCAGCGCTTATCGGGACCACCGGCGCCGGTACGTAAACCGTCCGCGTATTCCCGCAAGCTGTCAGCAGCGGCAGCAGGAACAAGCTGCTTAGCACACTGATCGCCTTCAAGCGCCTGCCTGATGTAGATAACACGCTGCTCACCTGCCTGGGAAAGTTCGGTCTTTGCATTCTGGGTTACCCGGGAAATGTCATTGATGAGGTTCATTGCAGTGACTACGCTATTGCTTACGGTCTCGGCGGTTTCCGCCCTGATCGTTGCTTTATCACGCTGCTCTTTGAAGGTGATGGCGTTGTGGTGGTAGTGACTAGCCAGCCAGCCGAGGCTGACTATCAGGCAGATCACTATGGCGCTGATGACTGCGATTAGTCGGTTCATGGTTGTACTTCTGCTACAAATCCGCCAGCGGCTTTGAATTTTGCGATCAGGTTATCTGCCTTATGCTCAAACTGGCCATAGCCTGCCCCGGGCAATGACGCCCAGATATTGCTGCAGCGATCGATAGCCTGACGAATATCACCGCGATCAATCATCGGTAAAGCGCCACGCTCTTTAATCTGTTGCAGTGCCACAGCGTCCTGGCTTTTCGGAGAGAAGTCTTTCAGGCCAAGCTGCTTGCGGTAGGCATCCCACCAACGGGAAAGAAGCTGGTAACGTCCGGCGGCTGTTGATTTGAGTTTTGGGTTTAGCGTGACAAGTTTGCGAGGGTGATCGGAGTAATCAGTGAA